TCAATACAGAGTGTAGTCTAAGTATAGGGTACTAACTATACACTGTACTAAGGGCGTAAAGGGCCTAAAAGTGCACTTGCACATTTAAAACGTGTTATGATTTGTGCAAGGGTACAGCACTTACTCCCAGTGTTGATTCCTTCCTCGGGGGCACTAGCCCCCTATTTTTTCTGGAGGCCCAATGAAAGTAAGTATCACCATCGAGAATGGAAGTTCCATCTTCTCAACTCAGCTCATGTCAGACTCACTCACGCCAAATGACATTCTTTGTCTTTTCGAACAAGCAATTGACACAATCATTGAATCGACGGAAGATGCGGAGATCGAACAAGAAGAGCAAGAGTAATGGGCAAGGTTATCGATTTCAAATCCGCACTGACGTACCTTGAGATCGATCCCAAAAGCATGGTCAAAGAAGCTCTTGATAACCTTGAGTTCGACACAACAATCATGATCTGTTGGAACGGCGACGAAATGACCGTTCTTTCATCGACGGGTAGGACGCCAGACATCGTATACTCCCTAGAGATGGCAAAAAAACAGGTGCTTGATGCCGCAGAGCAGTGAACAACTGACCACGGACCTCAGTCAGTACGTCAGCCAAATATCATCCCTCCCAGCAGACCAGCAGAAAGAACTGCTTAGGCTTGTTGACGACCTTACCAAAGCAAAAAGCAGGGAAGCATCCCGGACAGAGTTCTTGTCTTTCGTCCGCCAAGTATGGCCAGCGTTTATCGCAGGCAGTCATCACAAGATTATGGCTGAAGCGTTCGAAAAAGTTGCGAAAGGTGAGCTTAAACGCCTCATTATCAATATGCCACCACGGCACACGAAGTCTGAATTTGCTTCATATCTATTCCCGGCTTGGTTTTTAGGGCAGTATCCGGAAAAAAAGATCATCCAAACCGCACATACAGCCGAACTCGCAGTGGGTTTTGGCCGTAAGGTGCGTAATTTATTCGACAATGAGGACTTCAAGTCCGTATTTCCCGGAATCACACTGTCAACAGACTCTAAAGCCGCAGGGCGATGGAGCACATCGAAGGGCGGAGACTACTTTGCGATAGGGGTAGGGGGTGCAGTAACCGGTAAAGGTGCGGATATCCTCATTATCGACGACCCACACTCCGAACAAGAGGCCGCAGTCGGGGCGTATAACCCCGAGGTGTACGACAAAGTGTACGAATGGTACACATCTGGCCCTCGTCAGCGTCTTCAGCCGGGCGGGTCCATCATTATTGTCATGACTAGGTGGTCTACAAGAGACCTAACCGGCCAAATAATCAAAAGCTCTACGCAAAGACAGGGATCTGACGAGTGGCAAGTGATCGAACTCCCAGCAATCCTGCCGTCAGGTAATCCTTTGTGGCCTGAGTTCTGGCCCCTAGAGCAATTAAGTGCTTTGAAAGCAGAACTTCCTGTCTCGAAATGGTCAGCTCAGTACCAACAGGACCCAACGAGCGAAGAGGGAGCGTTAATCAAGCGTGAATGGTGGAGATCATGGGACGTTACGACCCCTCCCGCCTGCGAAGCAGTCATACAAAGCTGGGATACAGCGTTCCTCAAGACTCAGCGGTCAGACTATTCGGCCTGCACGACTTGGGGAGTTTTCTACCATCCGGATGACTCAGGAAAGGATCGTCCGAATTTGATATTATTAGATAGCTTCAAAGAGAAACTAGAGTTCCCGGAACTAAAGCAAAAAGCGTACCAGCATTATTATGAATGGGAACCCGATCAAATGATCGTGGAGAAAAAAGCATCCGGGGCTCCACTTATCTTTGAACTTAGGGCAATGGGGATACCTGTTACGGAGTTTACCCCGTCCCGTGGACAAGACAAGATTGCAAGGGTGAACGCAGTCACCGACTTATTCGCCTCAGGCGTGGTGTGGGCACCCCCAACCCGATGGGCAGATGAGCTGATCGAAGAATGCGCGGCCTTCCCGGCTGGAGATCACGATGATCTAGTGGACTCCATGACGCAGGCGCTATTGAGATTTAGGCAGGGCGGATGGATCAGAGCTGATCTTGATGACTGGGAAGATGAAAAACCATATCGAAGAAAGGTTGAGTATTACTAATGGCCATAGAAAAACTTATGGAGCCAACTGAAATTGGCTTGGTCGGTGAAGATGCTTTTGAAGACGAAGCAGAGATCGAGATTGAAGTAGTCAACCCAGACTCAGTGTCAATTGAAGATGAAGATGGCGGCATGACCATCATCATGGACCAAGGAATGCAAGAGCAGTTAGTTGGACCAAGTCACGATGCGAACTTAGCAGACTTTATCGATAGCGGAGATCTTCAGAGCCTCGGGGCCGAACTTGTTAATCAGTTCAATGGAGATAGGGAAAGCCGCAAAGAGTGGGCGAAAACATACGTCAAAGGCCTTGATTTACTTGGTATAAATATTGAAGAGAGAGATCAACCTTGGCCCGGGGCTTGCGGCGTAATACACCCGGTTCTTCTTGAGTCAGTAATTCGATTCCAAGCACAGGCGATTACATCAGTATTCCCAGCGTCCGGACCAGTAAGAACGCAAATAATGGGCGTCATTGATGAAGAGAAAGCAAAGCAAGCTTCTCGCGTCGAAACAGAAATGAACTACATGACCACAGAGGTCATGACGGAATATAGGGACGAGATGGAGCAAATGCTCTTCAAGCTTCCTCTTGCTGGATCGGCCTTTAAGAAAGTCTATTATGATCCGCTTCTTGAGCGTCCGGTAGCAATGCTTGTCCCTGCTGAGGACTTTGTCGTTTCTTATGGCGCGGCTGACTTAGCGACAGCGGATCGCTATACGCATGTCATGAAGAAGAGCGCAAACGATGTGCTCAAGTTGATGGTATCTGGCTTCTATAGCGATGTGGATCTCCCCGATCCAGCGCCAGAATACTCAGACATTGAAGAGAAGTATGACCAACTTGATGGTGAGACACCCTATTCTATTGAAGATGATGACCGTTACACCATCTTAGAGATCCACGCAGACATCGATTTACCGGAGCCGTTCAATGACCCAGATGGAATTGCGAGACCGTATGTTGTCACTGTCGATAAGTCTTCATCAACAGTTTTATCAATTCGTAAAAATTGGTACGAAGAGGATGAAAAGAAGCGGAAACGACAGCACTTTGTTCATTACCGCTATCTCCCCGGACTTGGGTTCTACGGCCTTGGGCTTATCCATATTATTGGCGGCCTAACAAAATCAGCGACATCAATCCTGCGACAGCTTGTCGATGCAGGAACATTAGCCAACTTACCTGCCGGTTTGAAGGCAAGAGGACTTCGAATCAAAGGAGATGACTCCCCACTGATGCCGGGTGAGTTCCGTGATGTTGATATTCCGGGAGGAGCGATCCGGGACAACATATACCCACTGCCATACAAAGAACCTTCCACGGTCCTTTATCAATTGCTAGGCAATATCGTAGAGGAAAGTCGTCGGATTGGGTCTGTGGCGGACCTTGACATAGGAGCCACGAATCCTAATGCGCCAGTCGGGACCACGCTTGCTCTCTTAGAGCGAAACATGAAGGTTATGTCTGGGGTTCAAGCTCGTCTACATGCGAGTCTCCGCAACGAACTCAGGATACTCTCTAGAATTATCCACGACTACATGCCCGCCGAATACGCCTACGAGATGACAGGCAACTACAACAGGGTTAATGACTTTGATGGAAGGGTTGATGTTATTCCCGTCTCCGACCCGAACGCGGCAACAATGTCGCAAAAGGTCATGCAGTATCAGGCCGCGCTTCAGCTCGCACAGCAAGCTCCTCAAATTTACGACCTCGGGTTACTACACAGGCAAATGCTTGAAGTCCTTGGCATTCAGGATGCAGACAAGATTATCAAGCTTGAAGGGGACATCAAGCCAACAGACCCTGTCACAGAAAACATGAAGATTCTTCAGCAGGAGGGAGTCAAGGCCTTTGCGTACCAAGATCACGAAGCCCATATGTCTGTCCACATGGCGATGCTCAATGATCCCAAGATCAGCGAAATGGTCGGCCAAAGTCCGTTTGCTAGTGTCATTCAGGGCGAGATGATCGAGCACATCACCGAGCACTTGGCATATCAGTACCGCAAAGAGCTTGAGATGCAACTTGGTGCTCCGCTACCTGACCCAGACCAACCATTACCTGAAGATGTTGAGTTTGAACTTTCATCTGCTGTTGCTATGGCGGCTCAGAAACTTCTTCAGAAGGGGCAGGCTGAAGCGGCTCAACAGAAAGCTGAAGAGACAGCACAAGATCCTCTTGTCCAATTGCAACAGCGTGAGATGGCGCTCAAGGAAGCTGAGTTCAATCACAAGCGTGAAGTTGATATGGCTAAGTTGCAAGTTGACGCAGTTAATAAGCAACAGATTCGCGAGACTGAGCAAGAGCGGATTGATAGCCAAGAGCGTATTGAAGGCGCAAAACTTGGTGTGCAAATTGCATCTGACAGTGAGCACCTCTCGAAACAAGAAGCGCGAGAGGGAGTCAAGATGGGCATAGATATTGCAAAAGCAATCTCAGGAAAGTAAAGTTCAATAACAGACAAGACGCCGGGTGAAATCGTAACGTCGAAATCTGTTATTTGTTCAATTGCACTTTTAGGAGATTGACTTGGGCGAGATAGATTACATTCAAGAAAAGATTCGCGGTTTCATGAACGACACAGCCGATCACATGGCTGGGGGCGGATGTGAGAATTACGAATCATACAATTACATGTGCGGGATGATTAAGGCCTTTGCAACAATCGAAAGAGAGATTATCGATTTGAAAGAAAAGGTCGAACAGAGCTAACACCTGTATGTGATAATTTAGTGATTAATTCATCATTGTGATGCAAGGTACTGCGGACCTTAACCGTAAGCGAGACAATCAATGCAAGTAAAAGATTTTGAGCTAGACGAGGATATCGTTGAACTCCTCCCTGTCCCGAAAGGGTACAGACTTCTTGTCGCCTGCCCCGGTATCGAAGAGAAAACCGAAGGCGGCATTATCATCGCGGAAGACTACCGCAAAAAAGAATCTACAGCCTCTATATTTGGATACGTCATTGAGATGGGCGAAGATGCTTATGGCGATGAAGATAAGTTCCCGTCAGGTCCTTATTGCCGTCCGGGGGAATGGGTGGTGTTCCGCTCCTACTCTGGTACGCGATTCAAAATCAA